ATTATCCTATTCCATCTACCATACCGCAGGTCATCGGGACAACCCGGATCAGTGACGATGGTACAGTTCTGGACCGAGCAGAGTCTGGAAAGCCACGGCTGCGTCAGTATTTTACACAGGTACGATACCGGTTTGATGTTCTTCCGCAGACGGTTGTCCCGTGTCGGGCGGGGGAACCCACCCCGGAATAACTGGTAATGGGTCTATCAATACCCCCGGTGTTGGGGGAACCATTACCGGACTTTCCATTGGCACCATAACAGTCATGACTTACACCACGACTAATTGAACACGCACATTCCATCGGTCAGTTCCGGGTAGTGGTGTTTCGTTAGGTACTTGTGTGTAACGGCACGAGTACACCACGCTGTCGCCTGCGAACGTGAAAGTAAATGCAATAGCCTTGTTAGCGTCGTAGTGCGCAAGGGAAGAACATCAAACCGGTATCGTACCTGTGTAAAATACTGACGCAGCCGTGGCTTTCCAGACTCTGCTCGGTCCAGAACTGTACCATCGTCACTGATCCGGGTTGTCCCGATGACCTGCGGTATGGTAGATGGAATAGGATAATCAGCCATTTACTCTGCTCTCAGTTGAAAAACTTCTGTGCCCCATGTTATTACCTCACCATCAATAGGAAGCCAGTTAAACCCCTCTGCTGGGGTGTAGTATCTGTTGGGCACAAACCCTGTCTCGGATGACGTTGAAATAACCGTCACCGTTGCTCTTGATGCTTCTATTTTAGGCCCATCAAGTGAACCACGCACATATAACTGCGGTGCCGTATTACCTCCGGCTGCAATCAAATATGTTTTGAAAATTTCTACCTCAACATCATTTACATTATTACCAAGAATTAAAGCCGCTGCTGCGTTAGCCTCATTAGACAACGTTATCTGGCCGCTCTGATTACCATCGGCACCCCATGCAAACGTGCCCACAGAGACCTGCCCCTCAATATATACGTTACTATCAAAAGTAATCTGAGGGCCGCTAGATACATACTTTTCGCCGGTTGCAAACTTCAACTTAACCAAAAACACAGGTCTAGTGAAATCAATTGCAATCTCAGTCTTAACCGCCGCAGGAAGACTGCGTTCAATTTGATGTGACATTATCTCGCCAACTCCGCACGCCTACCGGGACCGAACCCATGTTCGTTTCGAAATTCCCTAAGAAAATCTCTCCAGTCGTCAAAAGTTTGTCGAGCAGAATTCGCTGCATCAATCTGCGCTTGTGCTGCCGCTGTCATTGACGTAGCAACTTCTTCGTTTAATGCCTGATTATCTGCTGACACGTTTTCAATTCCGGTTTGAATCTGACCACCAAACAAGTTATCCAGACCCTCAAAGAACTCGATAAACTCAGGACCAAGTATTGCCTGCTGCTCCGCATCCAACAAGCCGAATGCATCCAATCCCAGACGATTAATCTCTGCTGCCAACCTACTCAATATTTCTGGGTCAGTCGTCATAGAAGCCTGTTCAACTAATTCATCTATTTGAGATCGACGCAGCGCAAACAATTCTTCTTCATTCAACAGAGATTCACGTATAAACTGTGCTGAGTCTTGGAATAACGCAGATACTTCCTGCCCTACTGATTTCAACGCTGCAATCAATGCTACTTGTGCGTCAACAACAATTACAGTTGCAATAGCTAGTTCTTCTAGGGCACCAAGAGACCCATCAAACTCGGCAATCAATTCACGATATGCTTCTATTAATACGTTGTAAGACTCGCCCAATGTCATGTTGCTCTTTGCAATAGCGTCAGTCACAAACTGCAATGGATCAATAGCAAAGGCTAGATCAATTGATGATGCCAATTCAAACGCTCTTATAAACTCTTCTACATCACCAGTGAAGGAATTTACAGTCAGTCGCAACCTATCTGACAAGCCTTCGGCGTTATTAATGAATTGGGTGATGACCCCTATAATCGCCTCGTTAAATAGAGACTCAATCAATGCTTCTACCTGTGCCGCAGACTTGCCAGTAATATCTATGGTTTTGTTGAAACTAAATCCTTCTAATGCCGCAGCCGCATCAACCCCTAATGCGTCTGCAATCTGAGTTATAGACCCGACAACAGCAGCAAGAGCCTCATCAAGAGATTCAACATTTGCACTTGTTGTAGTGAAAGTTAACTTCTTGCCTCGGAAGAATGACCGTTGCTTGGAAATAATAGTTTCTATTTCCGCAGCAAATCCTTCTGATGACGCACTGAAATTAAGGGTAGCTTTTTCTAACCTTTTAGCTCCGCCAATTAGGTTGGATACAAATGACCCAATTGCGCCACCTATCAACGCGCCTATGGGTCCGAAAATAGAACCAATGGCACCACCAATTGCTGAAAATGCTTCATTGTTTTTCCCACGCTCCCCCAATATTTTATCTGTGATACTGCCGGATGCAAAACCTAAAACACCACCGGCAGCAAACGCCCCAACACCGGCTGCTGTTCCCCCTGCTGCTCCAATTCCTAATGATCCGCCCAAAGGAGTACCGAAACCTAATAAAGAAGTAAATCCGTTAATAAAGCCAGCAGCAGCCCCAAGAACCCCGGCAAAGGCTCCTGTAACCCCAGCCAAGACTCCCCCTAAAGCACCCCCTGCGGCACCCCCTGCGGCACCTGTACCTACGCTTCTGCCTGCGCCACTGAAGACTCCACTAAGAAAACCACCCCCACCTCCGCCACTGAAGAGGTTACCAAGGAAATTTTTCAAACCACCAAGCAATTTCGCAGACAACATCTCTGCAATCATTCGCTTGATAGCCTCTAGCATCTTGTCTGCAAACTCTTCGAAGCTGTTAAATGCACCAAGAAAAGCATCGGCAAATGCGTCTTGAATGTTACGCATTGCCTGATCCCAGATCGCTTCCATAGCTTTAGCGGAGTCACTCATACACTTTTCAAATTCTTCTGTCTCTTTACATGCAGCTTTAAGAGCTTCAATATTCTTTGTATGTGAATCCTCCAATGCAGACAATGCCTCTGCCAGTTCTTCGGGAGCAGCTTTAGCTATAATCATTTCACGAGTCAGGTTACGTTGCGCTATTTCATGCAGCACAATAGCCATCTGTACCTTGTCCGTGCCTGCTTTCAACTTAGCAATCTTGTCACGAACCGCTTCCAATGCTTTGTCAGCAGGGCTAAGTGAATTTTCTAATTTACGAATAGCAAATGCAAGACCTTCTTGAGTAATAATCAAAGCTTCTTGTTCTCTTCCTAACCCTTTCGCTACGTCTATCGCTCGACCCATAACGCTATTGACTAACTCTTGTTCCTTTCGCAGATCACTCAACTTATCTTGATTTTTATTATACTGTGTAATTAACTCCGCTAATTGTATTGTTTGTGTTGCAGTCAAGCCTAAATCTTTCTGCAACCCCTCAGCCAACAACTCATTTGCAAGTGTAATATTGTTGATCATTCTAAGGTACTCTTCCATAGTCTCAACAACACCAGCTTGTATGGCTTTATACCCTGCCAAACGAAGTTCCAGTCTAGCAATGCTATCTGTTAGAGTTACTATAGACTCAGTTGTTACTCCCCCAGTAGTAGACAATAATAACTGTGCTTGTGCTAACCTCTCAGTTGCTTCTTTGTGATCTTCCAAAGCCATTCTAGCAGATGTGTTGGTTGTAACAGCCTGCCGCATAGAAGACTCAGAATCCAAACCAAACTTAATCAAAATAGCTAGAGATTCAGCCTGATCATTTTGTGCCTTAATTATTTTTTGATTAGCACTTACAAGGTTTTCCATTTGTCGTTCTTGCCGTATGAGCGCATCTGTTTCGTGATCAAGTAAAAGTTGAAGATCAAGGATAGCAAACCCTCGTTTCTCTTCACTTAATATCTTCCATTTGAATGCTTGATCCTCAACCTTCGATTTCAAGCGATCCATTGCTACACTTAATGTATCAGTAGTTCCACTTGCACTATCAGAAAAGAAAACCCAATCCACCAAGAAGCCGAGGGCAACAGCAAACGCGCCAACACCAGTGGTAATTAAGGCTGTTCTCAAACTCTTTAGGCTCAGGTTCAAAACAGCTACCGCCAAAAACATGTTACGTATACCCGCTACTACTTTAATAGAATTGACTACCCACAATCCCATAGAAAAAATAACCTTAGCCATACTAGCAAGGAACACACGATTCATGAATGCGACAAGAATAACCAAAGACTTGCGAATCAAACCTATGTTCTCTCTCAAAAGAGTACCAGCGGAAGCCCACCTCTTCACTCTTTCAGTAACCCCCTCAAGACTCTGATCTTGATCCGAAACAGCGCGAATGAATGCTGCAAATGACTGTATAACATCTCGCAACCATTCACGAAGACCAGCCTCACCTAGTCTAATAATGGCTTCACTCAATACTGAGATAGCGATACGAGCATCACCAGCAATGTTGTCTATCATCACTTGACCGATGGTACGAGCAACCCCTTCGACATTTTTCAACTGTTCAGTAAATTTTATTAGGTCGTCAGTTTGTCCAATCAATGACAAAAGACCCGGAGCACCACGCTGACCGAACAGTGTGAACGCTTGCGCAGCACCGATACCTGATTTTGCCAACTCATTGATAACAAATGTCAATCCTTTTGCTGGGTCTTGTAATGCTGCAACTAAAACCTCCGATTCCAAACCTAAGTTTGAAAAAACCTTCGTTGCTTCCTTAGATGGATTTAACAAACCGGACAGGACTCGTCTCAATGACGTACCAGCTAGAGATGCCTGCAAACCAGAGTTACCAAGTAGACCAAGAGCCGCCGCTGTTTCTTCAACACTCAATCCAAGAGCACCAGCCACAGGAGCAACAAATTTCATTGCTTGACCAAGTTGTCTAATATTTGTGTTTGATCTAGTGGATACAAATGCTAATACATCAACCACTTGCTGTGTCTCAGAGGCTTCAATGTTAAACCCCTGCATGATGTTTGACACAATGTCAGCAGCCTCACCCAGACTCAACATACCAGCCTGCGCAAGTTGCAAAGCAGGACCAATAGCCTGAAAAGTCTCAAGGGCATCGAAACCAGCCAGTGTCAAGAATTGCATACCTTCAGCAGCCTGAGTAGCTGTGAAGGCTGTGGTCGCACCCAATTCTCGGGCACGCTCGGTAAGAGCTTTAATCGCACCACCCACGGCACGATCACCCAACAGAGCTTCGACACGCTTCATACCTTGTTCGAATTGAGCAATGGTCTTTACTATCGCGCCGAGTCCGCCGACTCCAAGGAAGCCTGCAAAGGCAAGAGTCGCTACCCCCCGGAAGCGACCGATAGTTGTTATGAGTGCGGTGACACGCTTATTAGAAGTGGCAACTTGTCTACCCATGCGGGTAGCAGAACGTCCAACAGTGGTAGCACCAGCTTTGAATTTACTGGCACCTACTCTTGCTCCCGCAGCGTTGATGGATACAACGACTGAAAATTCTCTAGGCATTTTGCCTTACCGTCTCGTCCTCGGTTTATTAGGGTGCTTGGCACGCTCACGTTTAGCGTCCCTCGCAACTTTATCATTTACGTGCTTGACGTAAACTCTATCGAGGCTTTGTATCATCCTGATAAACTTCAGCCGTTCTTCTATATCATGCAAATACGTAGCTTCCATATAAGCTACGAGTTCGCTTAAAGGGATCGGTCCAATACCCCCTTGATGTGCAGTCCTGCTGCCGCTGAGTAGTTGGAATGCATTCCAGTAATCAGCTACCCACTGGTTTAGGGTGGGTCGGTTACGGAGTGCGGGGATATCCATCCCACCTTCTTGTAGCTTAGTAAGGGTCGATACCTGTGGACCCCACTCCAATTCCCACTTTAGGACTCTTCTAAGTTTCCCTCGTCTTCCTCTTCAAGTTCCTTCCTGTAGTTCGCTGCTTTCTGAGCATAACTCTGAAGCGTCGTGAACAATTCAGGCAGGTCGAGAAGAAGTCGAACACATTCGGGTACCGAATATTTCACTCGCTTACCCTCAGAGTTTACGATAACATCGTCCCACTTCTCTTCTTTCTTAGCATTTAGAATCGGGTCTCCGTTCTCGTCTTCTTTACGAGTCCACCAACCAAGAATTACTGCCTCGGCATATGACTCAGCCATAATAAGATCAGCTTGATCATCACTCATGGTCTCGTTGTCGATCTGAGTCCGGTGCTTCTTTGCCTTTGTTTGGAAGATATCTTTGAAAGCCTTATTTCGTCCACCTGCGCGAGCAAGCACAAATTTTACACTTCCAAAATTTACCGTTATACCTTCCCGTTCAAGGTCGGTATCCATTTCAAAGGTTTCGTACAAAAAACTAGACATCATTTGTCTCCATCATCTTGAATTAAACGAGGGAGGCCAAAGCCTCCACCGCACCCCTATCATTAGGGAATCTTTTTATACGTCTCTCAATCTTCTTCCGCTTGTTCTTCTCGCGGGTTCCAGACTTACGATACGCTTCACACCATGCTCGGTTCCGGCCCGCTTTCTTACAGCCCTTTACCTTTTCCTTCTGGCGCTTCGCCATGACATTCTCCTGTAGTTACCTACATAAGTCGTGTCATAACGTCCTCCTTAATTTGCAATTACGTGCAGTTATTTCTTTTGAGTAGGTGCCCCGAGACGATTTCCGCCACCGAAACGACCACCACCCGGCCTATTCTTACTAGCCTTGATCCTCGTGTACACAAAGTACGCGAATCCTACTACAACAACAATACCCAAAATCCAACTAATCATAATTATTACTCTATCTACTCATTAAAGAGCAGCAGGAATCTTATCAATCTGCATAACTACACCGGCATACGTACCTGATTCCGGAGCGTTACCCTCAAGCTCAAACTCAGACACAACGTCAGTGTCAGGTCCACCCGCAACAATCTGCGGATTCATCAACGTTACCGCTGGTAGCGTAAAGATGTAACCTCGCCCAAGATCATCTAATGCCCTGAACGATATCAATTGATCTGTCTCAGCCTTGTATAAAGCGTACAATGTGAAGTTCGTGAAATACACAGAAAGCGTGCCGCTCACGTCAATCGTACCTCGGGCCATGCCCTGTGCATCCGCTGAACCCAATCCATACTGTGCACGAGCGTTATTCTTTGTTACGTTCCAGCTAATCCCCTGAGCGACCGCTGTTTCCAGTACGTCGTTGGTCTCAAGGTTACTGAACCCTGTAACCGTGTCGATTACTCGACCAGTTGGTGCCAACGTAGGACCACCTGTGCTTGCCGTGCTAGTCGCACTGTTCTCTGATGCGAA